GCAAAGAATTTGGATATTAAACTATGGAAGAAAAAAGAACATACAAAACAATTAAATGGATATTGAAAGACCATATCAAGAAAAGCGTTAAGTCTTTGTGGACTTGGCAGAATGATAATTTTACTTGTATATATGAAAACTATGATGGTGATGATAGGATATATACGAGCAACCAGTTACTAAAACTTTTAACAAAATGATGTATTTAACAATGACAGTAGTAATAATACTATTTATAGCATTTATTCTTATAGTAATGAATATTATAGAAGGTAAAATAAGAACCAAAAGAAATGAGAAAATACTTTGGAATATGGGACAGATTGATAAAGTAGAAACAAGAACAGGAGGATTATCACACGATAGAATATATGAAAAGAATCCAGACACAGGAAAGATAAGGTCAAGAAAGAGTGGGGATTATGGTAATGAGGTAAAGAATTAACTATGAGTACTCACAGTAAACATTATTATGAGAAGGGAAGGAATACCAGTAATACTTGGAAGAATGAGATTATAAAAGATAAGGATGGTAAGTGGAGTGATGGTAGTTTAAATGCTAAAATAGACTATGAGAAGGATAAGATTCCTAACTATTACATTGGTAAAGTGTATGGTTACGAGGCTCGTAAAGTAATTGAAGACTTTGATTTATCCTATAATATCGGTACTGCCACCACATATTTGCTCCGTGCAAAAAGGAAGCACAATACAAGTGTTGAGTGCATACAGAAAGCAATCAATCATCTTGAGTTTGAATTAGATAAGATTAAGAATGAAGAAACCGATATTTAGAGTATTTGTATCGTATGAGATAAAGAATAAGGCTGCTGTAACAAGGAAGGTTACTATGGGAATATTAGATACATTTGCACTAACCTCTAACATTGAGGAAATAAAGAAAGATAAAGAACTGATAGACAGAATATGTTACTTAAATAAAAAGAACCTAAACAAAGTAGACATCACTATAACAAATGTTGATGTTGAATACCAGTATGGTGAAACTACTGATAGGTTTGATGAAGAATATTAAATTATGCCAAAGATAAGAAAGATAAAAGTAGGTGATAGAAAAGATAAGAGAGGTGGAGGTTACTCAAGAAGAAAGTTTACTGTTGCTGAAGCTGATGCAATAAGACTAGAGTTTAACACTGCTTCAGATAAGATAACTATCTCTGCTATGGCTAGGAAGTATGAAGTATCTCAACCATTAATGTATCAACTACTTAAAGGAACAACCTATACTGATAAGGGGATAGGGGGGACTAAGGGGATAGGGGATATGGGGATATGGGGGTAAGAGGGTAGGGAATATGGCAATGAAACAAGAAGCAAGAGTGCAGTCAGCATTCTGTACATACATCAAACTATCATACCCTGACACAAGGTACTGTGCATCTCTAGGTGGTATAAGAACCTCAATGACTCAGGCTATAATGGCTAAGAAGACTGGATATGTTAGAGGCTTTCCTGATATGCAGATATGTAAGGTCAATAGCGAGTATGCAGGGCTGTTCTTAGAGATTAAAGCTGATAAGACTTGCTATCCATCCAAAGAGCAGAAACAATGGGTAGCTGACCTTAATGAAGCAGGTTACTTTGCTAAGGTAGTTAAAGGATTGGATGAGTGTATCGCCATTCTGGATTGGTATATGAAAATAAAATAATTTTCTAAAAAACTTTTACAAAAACTTTTCTTAAAGATTTCTGAAACTGCCGTTGAAACTGCCCTGAAACTGCTGAAACTGCTAGGGTTCTCCTATGTGCGTGTATGCGTGTGTATGTGCGTTCTATATACTATAACTGATTGGTTGCTAGTTATTTAGAATCATTATAAATTAGCATATTAATAAATATTTTTAACATTTTAGTTGTTATTGTGTAAAACGTTTGTATCTTTGCCTTGTAAATAATTAAACTACAATAAAACAAAATTAACTAAAAACACAAAACAATGATTATTAAAAGAAACAACCAAAACATCCAATGCGAACTTACTTTAATTGATGGGCGTACACTACGTCCTGAATACAATTTAAAAACAATTTGCAGAGGATGGAAAAATGAATATACTATAAGTACTAAAATTTGCGGACTAAATGAATGTAAAGAAAAAAGTCTTTATTTTGGCTTTGCTTCTGTAAATTGTTTAAATTCAGACAATACAAACGAGGAAACTCTAACAGATGAAGCAATACAAGATATTTTTGCAGAATTAACGCAAGAAAATTACTAAACTAAAAACTAAAATTATGTCAAAAAAAATTTACCAAGAACTAACAAAAGCACAAAACCAATGTTATGAAGCAAAAGAAAATAAATTATTTGACTTATGTGAATATCATATAGACTATTATTTTAAGAATGATTTGAGCAAAAATGAAGAACTAGTAATTTTGAAATTTGCTAAAGATGTTTATAAGATAGCAAAATTAAAAAATAATTTAGACCCCTTAATATAAAAAACTAAAACTATGAAAAAAGAAATTTATCCTAAGTACATAACAAAAGTAAACATTAAGCCAAAATACACGATAGGAGAAAATATTTTGTTTTACATCTTATCATTTACGACGCTTTACGGCTTAATTTATGCACTTTGTACAATCATTACACTAATTGATTTAATAACCCTTTAAAACCTTTAAAAATGAATTACACGCCTATATTAACAGACCCGACAGAATGGAGCGGCAAAGAATCAGAATCTTGTGTTAATTGCCAGATGGATTTAACATTTGAAGAGATACAAGAAGAGTTAAAAAATTGCTTTGTATGTACTGAAGAACTAGAAGAAACACAAAAAAAATAACTAATCTTAAAACTATAATAATGAATTTACTCACTCAAAATGCAAAGATGAAAAAAACATCTAAAGAAAATAAAGCTAAGATATTAAATTTTAGTATTCCCGCCTATAAAACTAAAAGCGGTAAAAGTACATGCCCATTTGCGGGAGGTTGTCAAAAATACTGTTACGCTCAAAAAGGCAACTATACAAGGTTTCCAATTGTTCAGGAGCTAATGGAAAAAAAATACGAAATAAGCAAACAAACAAATTTTATTAATCTTATGAATGAAGAGATAAAAAAGAAAAAGCCAACACACGTTAGAATACACGACAGCGGCGATTTTTACAGCCCTTTATATTTACAAAAATGGATAGATATTGCAAAAGACAATAAAAGCGTTATTTTTTACGCTTATACAAAATCAATTAAATTTTTTGTTGAAGGTTTAACAGTACCTAAAAACCTAAAAATTATATTTTCAGAAGGTAGCAAAAGAGATGATTTAATTAATGTAAACAAGCACCGCCACGCACGTATTTTTAAGACCTCTAACGAACTAAAAGCCGCGGGTTATATTGATGCATCATCTAATGATTTGCAAGCAATAACAGACAATAAAAAAGTAGGTTTAATATTTCACTAATAAATAAATAATATGATATACTTAACAGAACACCAAGTAAAGCAGCATCTAAGCCAATACGGAACAATAAGACATAATGTAAGCCGCTTAATATATTCAGCAAGGCAAACCGCCAAGCAATACAACGTTAAAGCGATAGATATTTTCTTTTTTATGATAGAGAACAAGAAAGTAAATGGTATATTTTTGTTTGAATATGGGTTCAATAATAGACAAGGTAGAGAAGTTAAAAATACTTTTAAAAATTACTATAATAACTAAATAATAATAAAATGAATACAATAAATAAAACCAGAGCAAAAGAACTAATAAAAGAAAGTAAAGGCTTAATCTTTGCGGCTACATTTAAAAAGAAGGACGGCACTCATAGACTAATGAACGCCAGGCTTAAGAAATACATAAGTAAAACAGGCAGAGCCGCACCATATAAGGCAGAGGATTTTAATTTAATACCAATATACGATATGAAGTCCAAAGGCTGGAGAAGTCTTAATTTAAATACTCTTCTTACTTTATCAATTAATAAAACTAAATACATAATAAAATGAATAATAAAACAACAAGGCAAATAATTTTAGACCGACAAGAATTAAATAGAAAATTATATAATAAAGAAAACCCAATGAATAAAACAACAGAACAATTACTTACTGAATTAAACACTATGCAAAGCGAACACATAAAAGTGTTAAATGAAAGAATAGAAGTATTAAAACATACTATTGAAATAGATACAATAACTATCAAGACTCAAGAAAAAACAATAAAATTGTATATTGACAATCTAAATAGTAAATCAAATGTCTAAAGGCGAATTAAAACCAGTTGAAATAAATAATACATTTGCATTAATATTATTCGTTTTAGCCTTATTATTTGGATAAAATAAGACAATAAACACTATAAAAGCCCATTAATTTGGGTTTTT